TTTATCTTGTGAAACCATGAAACATTGATGTTGTATGGTTTCAATCGTATGATTTATTTCACTATCATTTGCCTTAACAGGTCCGTATTTCATATTACGCAACCTGTCGGCGTCTTTTTTGATAGCGTCAATTTTATCGCATAATTGACTAATCTTGTGAAACATCTTTTTTACTCTTAAATAAATTTAAGATTGACTCTTTTGTCTTAGCAAATTGAGTCTTACTATTTGCCCATGATTCTTTTTGGTATTTAATAGTTTTATTTTTTTCTGCTTCAAACCAGTTTAAAACTGGATTTGCTTTTGCAACACCTGTAATCAACATAAACGCCAATCCTGCTATTGCAATCATTATTGTTTCTTTTAGCTTCATACTTTTTTTCCCATTGTTTTAATGTCCTGTTTGGCGACTACCATATAAGGACCTTTGTTATAAGCTGGAGCGATTGTAAAGTTCTTACTCGCCTCAATCTTCCAACTATCGTCAGGTTTTGTACCACCATGACCGATTTTATTAGATAACGGTATTGCTTCAGCAGCTCTTACACCGGTGATATGTGTATCATCTTTATTAATCATTCTACTTACAATATCAATAGTATGTCTACCGTCTGTTGTTAATTTAATTCTACCATTATCATCACAATCAAAACCTAATTTTTTAAGATACTTAATATGTTTAGATAAAGCTTCAAGATACGCCTTTGTAGGTTTTCTTTTTTTCGCCTTACGAATAGCACCGCTAGATTGATTTGTATAGATAATAGCCATTAGTTTACACTTTCTCTTTGTGATTTATCAAACTCTGTTTCTGCCATCTTATCAGCATAAGTTTTACCAAATACTTTCATATAAAAATGGTCTCTAGGATTAGGAGCTGACCAACTTTCTAACAAATTTGTAAAGTTAATATCAAGACCGTCATAATATTCTGGATTGGTCTTTCTTAACTCAATGTGGTCTTTAAAGAATTGAATACGATTGTCATATTTTTCTTTCTTGCCTTTGTTATCTTTGATTGTTGCGACTTCAAACTCTTTGAATAAGTTGTCTTTGTCATACCTAAAACTCATAATATAATACCTTTCTCAATTACTAATTACTATACAAGACTATACAGGAGATTGTCTAAAATGTCAAGCCCCTATAAAAACCTTGATTTTACTCGCTTTTCTCTCCAGGAAAGCTGCCAGGATGCGCCAGGATTGGCGAATCAGAGCTGTCGTGTATGTTCCTACCCTCTAAATATGCGTCTTTTTGGCACTCTGCGTCTAGCCACTTCTCAAACTCATCAACCTCTAGTTGATATCCTGCAATGGTTTTATCAATCTTATTCATTGCACCGATATTAGCACCGGCACCTAATAGTGATTTAATTTCTTTTAGAGTTTCAATAAACTTAATATGGTCAATCATTTTACGCTCCTTTTATGCGATTCATAGTTATTAACAAACACTCTAATTAGCCTAGAAACATCAACTGCTTCTTTTTTTAAAGTTTTAGGGTTGGTAAATTCAACTCTACAATCATTTACTTTTGCATAAGTTAAATTTTTATCATCAAATACTTTAGCGTCATCTGTATTCTTACGCCAATCGTGTGATGAATAACCTAATACATCTTCACTCATTTTTGGTCCTCTGAATTCATTAATAGTACAATGTAATGTACAGCTTTTAATAGGTCTTTTCTATTACGACCATCTTTTTTACCAAATCTGCATAGATATTTAATTGCATTTGCTTGGCAAAAATCTTTATCAATTCCTATGTCTCGTAACAAGTCTTGTACCT